GGTGAGCCTTTCTTTATTCCCTTACTGTACGGGCAACGGGGTGGATTTGCTCGGTCATTTGCAACTGACTTTTACCTATCATACCAACAAGTTTTTACTTATTTGTAACATATCTATCTCATAATTGTATCTACTTGCTTGTCGCAAATGAAGTCGCAATTTGCGACATCAAGCTAAGATTGATATGTTTTATTAATCTTTTAAATACTCTCTTATTCTTGATTCACTTAACTTAAGACTTTGAGCTATTCTTTTAACGGACCATCCTTGAAAGTCTAAAAATTTAGCAATCATAGCTTTATCTCTAGTGTCTGGTTTAATTATTTGTTCCCATGTACGTGTTTCACTATTCCAATTCTTCATGATATTTTAGATTTTAAATGTTCAATAATATTATTCATTTTACGTCTATAGTATAAATCAAATTCAACTATAGTTGCTACTCCTTCTGGATTAATTTCTCTTGGTTGTTCTTTTTCCCAAAGTCTATATAATACATTTCGTAGTCTTTGACTTGGTGTTTTTGTTTCAAACTCCGCTTCCTGTCCTGCTGTTTCTACAAGCTCCACCATTTCTTTTTGAATAGGTGATGTTGATATTACAACGTATCCAGGTTGTTTTAGTAAGCCAAAAAGTCTAGCCATTGTATCTGGAGACAATTCAGGAGTACCCAATGTTATTTTTAATGAAGAGTCTACCATAGTTCTTAAACTATCTACTCCTCCTTCAAATATTACAGTATTTTTCATAAAGTTAAATATATTAAGTCTTCTAATAATAAATTGTTTTCTTCGCACTTCTTGTCATCAGCTAATAGCTGTAAATGTTTAATACGTAATTCTGATGGATTGTTTAGGTATTTTGTTATGGTTCTACCTTTCACACCAATGACTTCACCAAATTCTTTTTTGGTAAATCCTACTGCTTTTACAGTTTGTTTAAAATTTAATTTCATAATTCTATTTATATATATCTTCAGAAGATAAGGTTACTAAATTTAAATCACCATCAAAAGTCTCATATCTTTTTGGATAGTAATTATTCTTTTTACATATTACATATTGTTTTAATAAATTGTCTATGTCTGCGTTAGCTATATCTAAAATAGATTTGTCTAATTCAAACATTGCAATTTCAAATGGAGCTTCTTTTTCTACGCAAGCAAATAAAAATCTTGCATCTGGACTAACAAGTTCATTTGCTTGTAATCCACGTAAATAAAACGCCGCCTGTCTATCATACCCAAACTTTCTAATACTTGAAGTAAATGAAGCTACAGATGATGTAGTTTTTAAATCTACAACTAAGTCTTGATCGTCTATTCTAAAATCTATTAGACTTTTACATTTTACTACGTGTGTCTCACCATCATCATCTTGTACTTTTTCCTCCCATACATTTACAGACTCTGGAACACCATTATTAACTGTTAACAATTCTGCTATTGTTTTATTTTCAAGCATAGCGTCTTTCATAGCTATAATCTTAGAGTATTGTTCTGTATTAATAATGTATCTATCACCAGCAGCTTGTATATGATTTTCATATTCTTCTTTGCCAATCTTTGTTCTTTTATCAATCTTTGGCATAACATAATATTCATTATCAAATTTGTCTGGTTCTAATGTGCAACAATGAAAAGCAGAGCCTAATATCATTGCATCAGTAGCTACAGACTGTGAATCAAGTTGAGACTTAAAATAAGCAGGGCTTTGATTTAACCAACTTAACATTGAGTTTGATATATGTTCTTTATCTTGATAGTAGTTCGTTTGTGTAAGCATATTAAATACCTTTTGTTTGTGGGTTTAAATCTTGTTTTCTAAATTCTTTTTTATACAATTCGTAGTTTGGTAAATCTTTTGCATTTGCTAATACATCAGAATGTAATTTAACTACATTTTGATATAGTTCTTCGTAATGCTCTGGAGTTACATATATCTCTTTCATTTGTTCAAGGACATGTTCAACTACCATAATTGTATATTCCTGGTTTGCTAACGCATCTAAGTATGCATTTTCTTTTTTCTTATTAAACATAATTGTATCTTAATTCTTTATTAGTTTGTGTTAATTCTTCTATTTGTTTTTTAAGTTTATTGTTTTCAAACTTTACTTTATCCATTTCTATCTTTTTTGCATTAATGTTTTCTCTAAGAACATTATTAGAAACTAAGAGTCTATGTACTAAGTCTACATGTTTGTCTTTGTCTTTCATGTATGTTTTAGCAAAAGAACTAGCGAATGTATATGCACTAAAATATTCTTTATATATTTTATGTAGCTTTTCATATTCTTTTTCATAATGAATAACAGATGAATGGTCTCTATTTAATAGCTCTCCACATATTCTTAATTCAAAATTGAATACATTTCTTAATACATTAGCTAAAATAACTCTATGAAATACTAAGTCTCTTTTTCTAACACCAGATAAAAATTCAATTTTATTAATGTTATGCTTTATTAAATAGTCGTCTATAAATTTTCTTGCTTCATTCATATTATAATATATCAAATTGTTCTTTAGATGTTAGTAATGGAAATTTGTTTTTATAAACTTCCCACTTCTCTAACGCTTGCTCTTTAGTATCTGTTTCTTCAATATCGCACCAATCATTACTATAACCATTCCATTCATAATCAGGATATTCAGCATCAAACATTTCGCATATTTGTTCTTCATCAAATCTATATCCTTCTTCATAGTCGGTTAAATAGAAATAATCTTCTTCATGATTTCTATCAACTTCAATCCAATCTTCGCCATCAAATTCTTGTATTACATCAGCTAATACGTGCATTTGTGCAGATACTTCAATTTCTTCTCCGTCTTTTGTGTCAAGCATAAAGACTCCTTTTGTCATAATTTCGTGCAGAAACATCTCTCTTGTGTCTCCTTCTTTTGGTTTATTCATAATACTTTTATTATTACACCTGGGTTTTCTTTATTATAGATGTATTGTTCAAAACTTGGAATCAAAAACTCAGCGTTATCATCTTCAATCCATCCGTACTTAACCATTAAGTCTTGTACAGTTTGACATGGATTTATATAATCAAACCTATGTTTTGATCCCCTTACAAATTGAAAAGATATTTTATAGGGAGGTTCTTTACCTTCTAGCATTTTAAGAAACATCTCCTTGTTCGAAATGTAGTCAGACTTTGATGACTGTATATATTTCATTACAGTCTTAGAATGGATTAACATTTTGCCAGTCCATCTTTTGCCATTCTTGCTAGAAGGAACGTTCCCCCCTATAAATATCTTACACATAATTAAATATTAAAATGGTAAGTCTGCATCATCGTGAGACTGAGACACAACACTTGTATCTACTTCTACATCAAATGCTTTATTTAATTTCTCAATTCCATTTACTAATTGAGCATCTTCCTCGCTAAGAGTTTTATTGTATTTACTATCATAAGTAATTTTCTTACCCATAGCAGATGACCACAAGTATTTAACTGCAGTACGCTTTATTGGTGTACCAGATTCTTTATCTCTTCCGACATACTCTTCTGAAACAAATGCACACTGTATACGCTTGTTTACAGACTCTTTACAAGCATTTAAATCAGAACTAAAGTCTTTGACTCCACAGTTCATTAAAAAGTCTTTAAGCTGTTTTCTTTTCCAGTCTTTAGACTTTGGGCTGTCAGTTTCTTTAATAACCCAGAATCTTGCAGTTGCAAGTTTACCGCACTCTGTAAGCATATAAAATTCTATAAATGGAGAACCACCATAGTTTTCTATTTCTGTAGAGTTTTTAAATCCTGTAACAGTACAGACATAAGCACCTGGTGTTACACGTTGTGCATAGTCACCATTTGATTTTTTTGTGTTAGTTACTCCACTTTTGTAATCTGCTAGATTAAATCTTTCAATATTCATAATAATTAAATTTATAAGTTAGTTATTTATTTTTTCCAGTTAAATCTTACTTTACCATTTTGGTCTTTGGCAGCTAACTGAATAAGTCTGCCATTATCATCACGCTTAGCTCCCCAAGTCCATTCTTTTAACTTAAGACCAAACGTAGCTTTAGCACGTCCACCAATCTCTTGGTATTCACCTTGTTCAAGCTTTACTTGTATTAATGGAAAGTCATATAACTCACGACCAATACCCCAGTTAAAACAAGCACGTTTAAATGCATCTGAAGCTTGACCTTTCTCAGCTTCTGTGTTAGACTCAGTACCCACGTCTTGTTTACTCACCCACTGATTAGTAGTTGGGTTGTATACAGACACGGTACAATAAAGTCTACCGTCTTTTACATCGTAGCTCTTGCTCCAGTTTTCTGGGCCTACAACTGCGTCTAAGACATTCATATCATATCTTGCGTCTTTGTAAGCTAAGATTGTAGCATAGCCACCTTTGTTGATTGATTGTACTCTGAAGTCTATTTGCTCCATTTCCACTGGTTGATTTAATTTTTTGTAATCCATAATTTAAAATTTATTTTTTTCTAGTTTCATAACGTTTTATATCTCTGTCAAGCTTTCTTAAGTAGCTACTGCAAGAACAATCTTAATGAATCTTCTTATAAGTATTGGTGATTTACTTGTAATAAGTATAAATCCTATTTCCTTAAAAACTCTGTGTAAAATTGATCGAATAGTTGCTCTACTAAAGCCAGTTCGTTCAGATACCCTAGCTATGATTTTTTCATAATTAGACATATAATGTTAGTTTTTGCACTGCTAATATAGTAAATTTTTTCTACTTGGATAGCAATTTATTTATTTTTATTGCTAAAAATACTATAACAAACAATGCAATAAATGGTAACATATGTACTGCTAAATAAGTTAACAATGTTAATGTAATGACACCAAGAACGGCACCAAATAAAAAGTTAATTTTCATAATTGTTTTGTTGTAAATTTAGTTTTTGTTGCATCAAAGTTCATGTTGATTTCTCCAACTCCAATGTTACGACCTTTCGCAAATATAATCTGAGCTAAACCTGCTGAGTCTGTTCCGTCTTCAAGTGCTGGGATGTTATAATATTCTGGTCTAAATAGTAGACAAACTATATCAGCAGCTTGCTCGATTTCACCTGACTCTCTTAAGTCTGACATTGTTGGTTTTGGATTACCTCTAAATGATACTCCTCTGTTTAATTGTGATAGAGCTATAATAGATATGTTAAGCTCTTTTGCAAGGTTTTTAAGCGTTCTTGCAACCAAGGATACTTCTTGTTCTCTTGTTCCATTTTTCTTTCCTTGGACGGAGACGAGTTGCAAGTAGTCGACAAATACAACCTTAATACTGTTGCTAATAGCATATTTTCTAATTTTAGTTGTTAAATAATTTAATGATGTTCTTTTACAGTCGTCAATTACTAAAGGCATATTCTCTATAAAGCCTATTGCTTTATTAACATGTTTTAATTGTTCCTTATCAATTGCACCCTGATTAAGTTCTCTTAATGAAACTTCAGACTCTATACTTATAAGTCTTTGTAATAACTGTGGAGCAGACATCTCATAACTAAATAAAGCACAAGGATGTCCAGCTTTCACAGCATTATATGCTACGTTTAAGGCAAAACTTGTTTTACCCATTGATGAAGCAGCGCCTATAATTGTTAGGTCTGTAGGTTGCCATCCATTCGTAAAATTGTCAAGACAGGGATAACCAGTTGTTACACCAGTTATACCCTGCGTAGACATTCGAGTGGTTAGCTGTTCAAAATAATCTCCTAACTGTGATACTAATGTTTCTTCTTTTGATGTATCATCATGCAAAACATCAATACCATATTTTAATTTAGAAGATATTTTTTCGAGTTCATCTCTTTGTTGAACCATGTTATTTATGTCCAACAATAATGTACTCATAGAAAAATACTTACTTTCTGTGGAAATATCTTCAATAAGATTTTCCATATCAAAAGTTGTATATCCATAGCTTTGACAGTCCATTAAGAGCTGTATAGACTCTTTGTTATTCATGCCAACTTCTTTACCTACAGTAACAATATCAATATCTTTACCAGACTTATGGACTTTTTTAATTGCTTCCCATAATAAACTTAGTGAAGCATCTTGTAATTTTATTTTTCCAAGTCTATCAAAGTCTTTGATAAATACTTCAGGATAAATTGTACACTTACCAATAAGAATCTTTTCTCTTTCGTAACTAGTCATTGTTTTGTTTTTTTAATTAATCTAAATATCTTACTTCAGAATACATATGTGGATCTTCATCATTACATATATCACAACGGTCTACTTTTATTTCTTCATCCCATGTTGCTTCACAATCACAACATTCAGTTAAATATAAAATTTCACCTTCTTTATAGTAATGTTCTCCATTTACATACTCTATAATACCAGCGTAACCTCCTTCTTCTTCCCATTCTAACCTATAGTCTAAGTTTGGAAACATTTCAGAAAATGTACTTAAAAAAGCTTCAGGTGGTGACCAAGGGGTTTCAAATTTAATAAGAAATAATGAATCATCAACATCTAATATTTCAATTTGTGAACAATTCCATTTACATCCCCACTCATTTAAAGACCAATCATACCAGTCTTTAGCACCATACTCCTCTTTTAATATTTCTATTTGAGTGTCGCTTAAGCCAGTCTTTGTACCATCATCATGTTCAATCCAATTATTATATTGAACGCCATCTATTGTACAGCCTCCTACTTTGATGTTTTTAAATACATCAGGCATAGGTACAAACCATTCAAAATCAAAATCATCTTTTGTATTTGATTTGAATTTATCGTAAAACTCTTTCATATCTTCTTTGGTTCCTTGAACCTCCAAATTATTATAACACCAATTAGGCATATTGTTCTTCTCTAGCCTCCTCTAGTATTATTTCATATAGGTTTTCATCTATAAAATCCATATAAAAATCAGTTATATTTACACAAATGTCTTTACCATTTTTATCTTTTGTTACTAAGTCTACACTTAATATTTCTAAATCCTCTTCTTCAGGATCATAGTAAGTTCTAGACTTGAAAAAATAATGGTATTTAACAATCAACATATAAGTTTCTTGTTCTACAATGTACTCTTGTTTCGTGTTTATTGTTTTCATAATTTAATCTAATAAGACGTAATACGCGTCAGGGTTATTTACTCTAAACCAATTTAAACCTTTGTGAAATTCCTCTAATTGAGTTGTAGATGGAAATTTTCTCATTTTGTATAGCATTTCAAAAACCATTTGTGAACCCATAATAAAATCATACATAGATAATTCTATGTTATTAAGTTCATACTCGGCTCCTGAAAACATATTTGTTACAACAGCTCCTTCATCATAAACAGTTCCATTGAACCATTTAGGTAATTTTTGCTTTTTAACTTTACTCATCGTCTTTTTTATTTAAAGTTTCTTTTAATGAATTAAATAGGTTATCAACAATTTTATGTGTGATTTCTACAGCACCTAAAGTTTTATCTTTTAAATTCTTTTTAGGTGGTGTTTTTTTAATCTCATCATATTCCTTGAGAAAATCTATAGTTAATTTAATAGCAAAGTTTTCACTTGCTTCATCTTTAAAACATCCATGTCTATTAATGTTTTCAACAATTTCAATAGCAGTAGAAATATTATTAAACTTTTTCATAATTTTGTATTTAGTTGATTTGACTGATTTATCACAGTTAGTTTTTGTTTTTTTATTAATAAGTTCGTTTTGTTGAAAGAGGGGGTTCTCCCCTCTTTTCTTTTAATAGTTTTCAATTTTCCTTTGTTCTCTTTCAAAGTCATCAATAATATCATGATAGTCTTGTTCTTTTAAAGGTGGTTGTTTAATATCAGGTTTAGACTTGAATACAACTTTCTTTAAATTATTACATGACCTAACATGATTAGCCATTTTGTTTACTACTTGAAAGACATGATTACAAAGTTTCTTTTGTAAATCTTCTATGTTGTCACCTGGTTCAATTTCCCAGACTTCTCCATAGTTAATCTTTTGGTTTTCGAAGTTACCTGTATTAATAGTAACTGACTGATTTGAAATAATTTCTTTTACTTTCATTATAATTCTTCTTTAATTAATTCACTAAAATCTTTTGCAAATTCAATAGCTTTATCATAATCACCTTTGTTGATTGCATACTCGACAGCTTCAGACATAGCAGAAGCAGAAGCTTTAATCAACATATTTTTCATATAATTATTTTTGTCAGGTTTAAATTCTTGATCATATTCAAAAGCACCAAGTATCGCTCCTAAAGCATAGACTTCCATAAGAGATTGAGGATCACAATGATATAGAGCGCCAGCCCAAACACTTGCTCTTTTATGATTGCCTTCATTTAATCCTTCAACATATGACTTAAAACTTTGAGCTAAGTCTTTCATTCTGTTAGTATCTAAGCCTAAAGCTTTTGACATTGTTTCATTATCATCTGATAAATTTAAACCAGATAATGCATTTTGATAATAATTTTTAAACTGTTTGTCCATTTTCAATTAATGTTTTGTTATTTAAATCTTTTAATATATTAGAAAGAAATTGTTTTTCTTTTCCTTCTTTAACCCATTTAACTTCTATTAAATGTTTAATGTTTAGTAAATCTTTTAGATTTTGTGTTGTTTGTTCAGCACGTCCTAAACCATGCGTTTCTTTACCATCTAAAGTATTTACCCAGGTATTGAAGCCATAAGCTCTATAAAGTCCAGGTATACCAGATGAAGCAACTCTTGATATATCAAGTTTATCAGATGCAGATTTTATTTTAAATGTAAAACCCTGTTCTCTTTGCTTAGAAGTTATAGTAGTAATATTATATGCACTGCATATTCCCAATATTTCTACTGATAAACCACATCTTTGTAGCATGTCTGCTGTAACAGAAGTTAACGCAGCTAACTTGTGTATTTGTTCTTCACTATGTCCACAAGAAACGCTTATGTTTACAGCAATCTTTATACTATTTGATTGTCTACCTTTAGTCATTCTTTGCCAGTGATTTTGATCACCTGATAAAACTCTATCTATGTCTAACTCTGAACCAAAGTCTGAGAATATTCTTTTGCGTTTAAATGTAGATGCTCTACGCATAGACTCTTGGATTTCGTCCATATTAAGCATAATATCTCTATAATATTCTACTTGTTCTCTTGTCTTATCACTACATTCTCCAGCAATAACAGCTTCTTTAGTTGTTTCTATATCTGGAAACTCTGTTCCAAATCTCCATTCTTGTTGACTATTATTTAAATGTTTACTCTTCCAATTGTATTTTTGTTGACATTCTATAATGTGACCAGCAGATTCAAAATGAATAATTTCTGCTTGTTTACCATTTTCAAATTCAACTATATCATATGGTAAGTCTATATGTTTTTGTTTTGTTAACATAATATTTCATTTAAATTTATTTTAGACTTTTCTTCTGTAGTCCAATCTATCATGAGATTATTAATAAATTTCTTGATTGATGTACCTGTAGATAATTGTCTTTGAGCAGATATAAATACTCGAGTTGAAACTATTCTACGTATCTTTTTATCTTCAACTGCTTTACGCAAGTTGTTTAATGTATTATACATTGTTTCATTAGATATAATATCTTTCTCTAAGTTTGTATCATACTCAACTATAACTTTAGACGCAGCAAATCTATCCATGAACGCAGCGTCCATGTAATTTCTACCTGCATATTCTACTGATCCATTACCCCAAGTATTACCAGCGCAAATACATATAAAGTCTTTATGTCTTTTAGCTGAAGGATTATTCTTACGATTAGGAATAGATAATGTATCATTTGCAAGAGCTGAGTTTACAACTAATAATGTATTAGCATCAGCAGCGTCTATCTCGTCAAATAGAAATACACCACCATTTTCATAGCAGTTTACAAAGTCTGACATAACATAAGTACCGTCAAATAACATACGACCAAGAAGATGAGCTTCTGATAGACCAGCGCTACATGAAATATGTTTAAACTGTAAGCTCATAGCATTTGCTACTTGCTCAGCCATGTAAGTCTTACCTGATCCTGAAGGACCAGCAATAAATACTTGTCTTTCTATTTCAGATAAATATAATACATCTTTAAATGCAGCATGNTGTTTGCCTTTAATGATTACATCTTTACGCTGAGGAATTTNTACTAGAGTAGGCTTTAGTTTAGCCACCTCTTTCACAACTTTAGCATTNATTTGCTTATTGATGAGTTCTTCACGCTGACCTTCAAGCATACCTTGTACAGCGTTACTAATTACAGCTCCTAAGTCTAGACCTAAGTCTATTTTCATCTGGTTTCCTTGCATAGTTTGTTTAGTGGTTTTAGGTTTAACTTCTTCTTCAATAATTTCTGCTTCTTCAAACAAGTCTTTAGGTTTCCTATGTTTATTTATCAATTCTTTAATTAAATCAAGGTCAGAATGATAATCAATAATAAAATCTATTAAACTTTGTTTTGGAGTTCTGTTAACTTGTTCATACATTTCTTCACAAGCGCCTTGCACTTGTTTAGATGTCCTTGCAACTTTTCTTAGAAAGTCTACGTTTTCTTTATTTAATTCTAATTTTATATCCATAATTATTTTAAATTAAAGTGATTAGTAAATGCTTTGGCAAATCCTTCAAATATTTGATTCAATACTTTTCTTTCTTTGAGTTGCCATAAATTAACTGTTCTATTAGTTGACGAATCGAATGAATCACCAGCATATTCTACTAAGTTTTTATCTCTTAGTTCTTTTACTCTGCCAGTGACACGATTAATGTCCCAGTCTAAAGCTTTAGCTATTTGTCTATTGGTACATTTACCAAGATGAAGAATAACTTCATATACTTGNGACTGTCTTTTATTGATAGTACCTTCTTCTAATAATTTGTGGTAGCTGTCTACCGATTTTTGATTTATCATAATATTATTTATTTATTTTAGTTAATTGATCAGATAGATTTCTAGTTGTATCTATATACCCTAGTATATTTGATGTGAGATTTTCTTCATCACTACCATAGCTTCTTAAAGTTTCTACATTTTCTACATACTTTAATGCTTCCATGAGTAATGTTATAGAAGCGTCTGATATTTCTTCTATAATACTGATGTAATGTTGAATTTCAACTTTTCTTAATTCATCTAATGAATTTAACTGTGCTTCTAATATTTTAATAGCTGATTCCATAATTTATTTAGATTTAGATTTACTACCATAGTAGTATTTATTAATACTTGTGAATACGAACCCTGAGATTAGACCTACAAACAATGCACCTTGTGTGCCAGTTGAAGATGTTAGTAATATTATACCTGCTGTATAAAGCAAGTCTACTAATAATCTTATTGTTGGATTTTTCAAAACCCACTCTGCTTTAGTGTCTTTGAGCATCCAAAATACACCGAATGCTGTACCGATTGCTGATAGTAATACCATATTATTCTACTTTTTTATTGGTTGAACGAATGTTTTCTTGTTTCTTTTTGAACTCATCCATTTTATCGTTTAGCTCTTTATTTTGCTTATCCGATAATTTGAATAACTCCATTAGAAGCCATATGCATCCAGCAGCTAGCATGGATACAATGAATAATTTCATTTCACTCATAATAAATTCCCTGGTCTTAGTTATTGTATACTCAAGGGTGGTATTTTTAGGTATACTTTTAGTTTGTTCCTACACTCAATATTCTCTACGTGAATGTAGGATTTTTGATGTTATGTTTAATTAGAACTGATTGTCCCATCTATAAGCATAGTCATCTCTTACTACAGATAAGAACTTTTCATCTTCATGTTGTTCTTCTTCTGTATACTCTCTTTCTACTATTACAAATGGTTTATAATCCATTATAATCTTAGGCTCAAAGTCTTTAGCTTTGAGAAATTTGTACGTCCAAGTACCTGGTACTTTAATGACGTGGTAACCAAAAATTGTTTTCATATTAATTATTTAGATGATTAATAAATTGTTTTGTTGGAAGTTTTGTTTATAACAGGACTTGCATATGTCAAAAAAAACCCCGAACTTTGGTGGGTGAGTGGCCTAGTATTACTTAAAAGTATTAAACTTCTAAATAACATATAGACGGTTATACCACTTACAGTTCAAGGTATTTTACATATAGATTACTGATAATCAGACAGTTATACTGATATTCCTTATAAAATATTAGCTAAATAAATAGATTATATATGTGGTTATATTATATCTATCTTTCTTTCAAATAAATAATATTTATCTACTAGTTTATTTGGGATAATTCTGTCTATTAGCGAGATTTCTGTTGATTTGTTACTTACTACAGTGTAGTTTTTGTTAATTAAATACTGTTTTTTGTAGTTAAAGTGTTCAAATTCTTTGTTACTACGAGCATTAATCTTATTAATCTCATAGTTAATATTAATCTTTTCGTATTTCATTAGATTATTTCAACTGAATAGTTAGTATATCTTTTTCTCATATTCATATACTTAGCTTTAGTAGTTATAGTGAAGTATCTGTTACCCCTCTTAGAAACTTTAGTTAGCATAAGTATTGGGTTGTCATCAGTTCCTAAAGACTTTACATAGTCTATGAATGTTTTGACATTCCTCTTTTGGATGTTATTCCAGAGGTCTTCCATTCTGATAGGTAAGTCTGAATAGAAGTGGACTGGCTTTGATTGCCATTCATTGAAGTTAATGTCAGACAGATGAGCTTCCATGTAGGTTTGGCCTTCATAGTCTTTCTTTAACGTTTTAGATGTATCGAACATCTCTTTGTAGTTTGCTAGAATCTCAGTTCTACTAACTTGACGTCTAGCCTTAATGTAGTTATACATATTATTAATTATTTTAAGTTACTGTTTCATCTTTTTAGAATCATCAGATAAGATACACATCTTATTACAGTGAGTCTTTTTGAATCATACTCAGGATTATTGTTTTACTTTTAGAATTATCAATTTTACTTTTTAAGTAATTCTTCGTAAGCTTGAATTTTACCTTCAAGTATAGTTATTCGATCCATTAAATAATCATCATAGTTTTTATCATAGTGATAATTATTTTCATAGTTGTTTATAAGTTGTTCTTTTTCTAATAAACACTTTTGTAATTTAAATAAGATATGGTCTTTCATTTTACTTTTTAATTTTATTAATAGATTCTTTTATTATTAATATTGCTGAAGTTTCTACTGTTGCAATTGTATATCCTATTTGTCTTCTTATTGACTTATGGGATTTGAATTGAAGAGCATTATTTATTGATGCTTGGGCATATCCTTTTCTAAAGCTGTTTTCTTTTTCTAAGGTTGCCCATTTTAATAATAGCTCTGCTGATTGTTGATGAAATGTTTTTTCCATTTTAGTTTAATTTAATTTGTTAATAGTTTTAGTGAATAGTTGACCAATTTTTCCTATTGGTATTGTTATTAGTGCTTCTATAGCCATTAATATAAATGGAATAGGTGTTAATACTAATAGTAGTAATGCTCCTAAGAATTTAATAAGAGCTTTGATAGTTTTGTGAAATCTTACTGCTATAGAGTAAATCATTTCGTTTAAAATAGTTCTAAACATAATATAAATAGTTTGTGAAGCATTATGTTGCTTCTGGTTAAATAAGCCCCCCTAGTCAGGTTGGATGTATGTGCAGGGGGGTAAGACACATATAGCCTCCCTCATTCTCAAACACAAAAAATTTTTTTTAACTTTGCAAAATGGGAGAAAATCTACATGGCTTTGAAATGGAGAACGGTAAGGTCCGTCACATTGAAGGCAACTTATATGGTTTAGAGAAATATTACCAAGATTATCTTGAACTTATGTCAGACTCTAAAAGATTTATTAGAGAATTTGAAGAAGCAGGATTTAAAGAATTAAAGTCTAAAGAATATATTATGGATGCGAAAATGTCTGAAAAAGATTTTAGAAGATGTTTTGTAAACAAACCACAAAAATCCGATCCACCTGGTTATAGATATATGATAAGAGTAATAGTAGAGAAGGTATAATATGTATTTATTAAAAATAAACAAAAAGGGTAGCGTTCATAAAGATGCTGATGCTATTATGTTGATTCCTGAATTTAAAAGCTTAATGAAAGCTGAGGGTATGGGGGAGTTAGCTATGAAGTGGGTGGCGTTAATGCATGACTATGAAAGTCCATATAGATACTTGTCTGAGGACGAAAGACTCAAAGCCGTTAATAAAGACTTGTTTGACACCTATGATTGGAAAGGTTCAAAAAAATCCGTGCTGCAAGCAGCAGTAGATAAATATAAAAAACTACAATTTGATCCTTTGGATGAGCAGTTACTTGCCTTTAATAAGAAAATAGATCAGTTTACAAAGTATATGAATAGCATGATTATANATGATGACAATGCTGAGACTTTGCAAAAACTAATGATAGGTATAGAAAAAATATTAAAGACACGTCAGACTTTATTAGACGTTATAGAGCGTAGAGGTGAAAGACAGAAGATAGTTGGTGATAAACAGCTTTCGTTTTTAGAAAGTAAAATGAATAGAGACCAAGATGCGTGATGTACAGAAGTATAGACCTGTAGTCAATAATGGGCATCCTGATTTAAGTCCTGACTCTATATCATATCAAGAATACTGGGAAAGAGAACGTGATAGATGCATAAATGGCTATAAGCCTAAAGGCATGGATAAAATCTCTGGGAAGTATTACTTCTACTTAAACTACTTTAGAATATTAGGAAACTCTGGCGAAAGAGGTAATCGTAAGACCTTAATAAGTCCGTGGTATAGAGACATGGATAAAGAATACTTTGATATGTTTGAAACATGCAAAGATGAAGAAAAGGGCATGATTATTATAAAAGCCAGGGATAAAGGTTTTTCATATATGAACTCTGGTATATTAGCCCATGAATATACATTCTTTCCATTTAATGACGTTGGTGTAGCGGCAGGATTGCAGTCATCAGCAACATCCTTCTTTAATAAAGTTAAGAATGGACTGAATAATATTCATATGAACTTCAGACATTCTATACTGCGTGATACAGACGAAATACTGAAAGCTGGATATAAAATGAAAAATAAAGACGGCAAGTGGGAGGTTGGTGGATACCAATCACAGATTATATGTCGTACTATGGATAATCCAGAAGTATTTAAAGGTGAGCGTTTAGGTGTTATGGTGTTTGAAGAAGCTGGGGAGTTTAAGAGACTTAAAAATGCTTATATGTCATCTAAAGCTTGTTTTATGGATGGCGATATACAATATGGTGTTCCAATAGTTGGAGGAACTGGTGGTGATATTACAAAAGCATCTAAAGACTTTATGGAAATGTATTACAACGCAGAAGCATTCAATTTAGTTCCTATGTTTATTCCAGCTTCACGTGCTTACTATGGTTTTTTCGACATTAACACTGGTGATGAAGATGAGAATGGAGCTAGAAAAAAACTTGAAGAAGATAGAAGAAAAGTGGAAGCAGATCAAAAGGCTTATAACTTACACTTACAAAACTATCCTTTAACAGTTGAAGAGGCATTTCTAAATACCAAGTCTAGTAGATTTAATATATCACTTATAAACCAACAAAGAGGTCTTATAATGACTAATACGCAAGCAAGAGGTCAAATACAAAAAGGAAACTTGCATTGGGTGTCAGGCGACAACGGAACACTTTCCGTGGAGTTTGAACCACACAAACATGGAAAATTTAAAATTCTCGCACATCCGCGAACCAACTTCGTTGGTTTAGATATAGGTGGTGTGGATAGTTATGACCAGGACAAAGCAGGTGCTAGTACATCTGAGGGTTGTGCTATGATATATAGAAGATTTCTTAATGTGAATGAACCAGGAGATTATATTATAGCTGAATATACTGATAGACCTGATAGGAAAGAAGAATTTTATGACGGCGTATTAAAGTTAGCTGTATATTATAATGCTAAAATGCTTATAGAGTATACTAAGATAGCAATCATAGATTACTTTAAAAAAGAAGGCATGCAATCACTTTTAAAAGAGAAACCTGCGTCAGCACATAATATAAGAACACTTACAAGAAATACATATGGTGTCCACATGAATAAACAAGTAAAATCATTTATGGAGGATTTGATGGATGAATACATAAAGTCTAATATACAAGATATTTGGTTTTATGATTTGCTTGAAGAATTATCATACTATGGACAAAGAAATACAGACCGTGCAATAGCTTTTGGACTATGCTTGTTACATAATAATGATAATTATTCTAGAAGAGTGTTGGATGTAGATGAAAAAATTAGTAAAGAATCGTTGGGATTTCGTAAATTTGCAATGAATAGTAGAGGTATACCTAAAAAATCTTAATAAATGTATAACACACTTACATTTCCAAAACAGCTATTACCTGATAGCGAAAAAGATGAAGCTTGGTGCGAAGCAATGATAGATGCTATTGTCAGTACAATGAACACTGATGATGCTCCGCTTGTACATTCAAGACTTGATGATATTAGAAATTATAACATATATAATGGNCATGTTGACGTAGATGAATACAGATATGTGACTGAGCAATATGGAGCAGCTTATCCTGCTAAACTTGTTAATTATCCTATTATAGCACCNAAGATTGACTTACTTATGGGTGAAGATTTAACAAGACCACTACAAAAAAAGGTTTCTACTATTAATAAAGCAGCAACTCTAAGAAAATTAGANAAAAAANTTGCAATAGAAATAAAAAAATACATTAATGAGCANATTGAAGAGATTAGAGCGTTAGCTCCAAAAGATTTGCAACTGGATATGGATCAATTGCCAATGCCAGAAGATGTAGAAGAGTACATGATGTATACTTACAAAGAAGCTATTGAAATGACGGTAGAAGATGGCTTAGAGTATATATTAAATAAATATAATCTAAAAGATGTATTTAAGAATGGATTTAGAGATTTATTAGTAACCTCTAAAGAATTTTATAAAGTATATATTAAAAATGGTGATCCATTTGTTAGACGTATAGATCCAAGAAACGTTATATATGATACTAACTCAGAGTCAGACTTTTTAGATGATGCTCAGTGGGTTGGTGAAGAAAGATGGTTAGGCGTTAATGAAATACTTGATGAATTTGCAGACTCTTTAGATAGAGATCAAATTAATCAAATAGAAGAAATGGGTAGAATAGCATCATTAAATGCTGCTGAAAAATTTAACCATGACTTTGAATGGCTTGATTGGAATGATGGAACTGAAAACAGAATACGTGTAGTAACTTGTGAGTGGAAGTCTATTAAACCACTTAAGTTTAAAGTATCTGAAAATAAATACGATCCACAAAGACCATTTAAAAAATTAGTTCCAGATGATTACAAAAGACGTAAGGGTGATACTATCGAAACAAGATATGTTGACGATATTTGGGAAGGAACTAAAATTGGTGGTGTTGTACTTGTAAATTGCAGACGTAGACCAAACCAAGTAAGATCAGTTGATGATTATGGTTCTACACCACTTTCTTATGTTGGCGTAATTAGAAATAATAGCACAGGCAGACCACAGTCACTCGTAGACTTATTACATAACGTACAAATGCTTTATAACATTACTATGTATCACATTGAATTAGCTATGGCTCGTTCAGGTGGTAAAGCAGTTGTATATGATGTATCTCAATTACCTACTAACATAGGTATGGATATACAAGATGTAATGTACCACTTAAAAAATGATGGTATTATTCCTATTAATAGTAAAGATGAAGGTAATCAAATGGCTACCTTTAATCAATTCCAACAAATAGACTTTACTATTTCTCAGTCTGTATCTCAGTTATTTAATCTAAAATTAATGCTTGAGGAAACAGCAGGTCAAATATCAGGTATTAGTAGACAAAGAGCTGGTGCTATTAATACAAGTGAATATGTAGGAAACGTGCAAAGATCTGTACAGCAGTCTGCATTAACCACTGAAACCTGGTTTTTTATGCATAATGAAATTAAGAAAAGAGTTCTTGAAAGAGCTGCCAACTTAATGAAAATTAGCTGGAGTAGTGGTTTTAAAGGAGCTACTATATTAGGTGATGGTGCTTACAAAATATTAAATGTAATGCCAAATGAAATAGCTCTTAATGATTATGGTTTATTTATTGGTGACACTGGCAAAGAACAAGCTAATAAACAAATTATAAATCAAATTGCACAAGCTGCTATGCAGTCTGGTAAAGCTGGACTTTTAGATGTTCTTAGAGTTTTAAAAGCTGATACAGCTACAGAAGCTGAACATACTTTAGAAAGAGCTATGAAAGTTATGCAACAGCAACAAGAACAGCAAATGCAAATGGCTCAGCAACAAGCTCAAATGATGGAACAGGCTAAACAAGCCGAACATGAAAGAGCTAAAGAATTAGAAAGTTTAAGAGTTGATGGTAAAATTAAAGTTGCACAAATTGAAACTGATGCTAAAAAACAAATAGCTGATGTTAAAGATGATGGAGCTAGAGACATTGCCGACATGAAAGAAAAAGTTAAATTAAAAGAGAAAGGTTTAGATGAATCTGATAATTATACATTAGGTACACAATTACCACAAAAGGTACTAATAACAAATCATTAGATGAATTATTAGGATAAGTTGTATATTTGCAAACGGAGTAACAAAAAATTTATATTATGTCAGAAGAAAATAAAAGTGCATTAGTAGATAATTCTGAAACATCTACAAGTGAAGCGAGTAAGTTTAATCCTATCGCATTTGGAGATTCATTCAATAATGTTGAAACTGAGTCTACTGAAACTTTGGATGAAGCAACAGAAGAATCTGTTGAATCAGAAGTTGAAGAAAGTGATGATTGGTCATTCGAAGACGAGCCAGTTGCAGAAGAGAATAAAGCTGGAGAAGATGCTGGACGAGACGATGTTAACTGGGCAGCAGTTGCAGCACAGCTTGGACTTGATGGAAAGTCTACTAAAGAAGAAATACAAGAAGCATTAAAAGCTATTCAGGACAATAAAGAGGAAGAAAAAGCTAATGAGCCTGTTGATGAATTTGATCAACTTAAAAATATTCTTAAACTTGACGACAAAGGTTTAATGGTAGAAGAATTAAAAGCTAGAGGATTTGGAGATGCTGAAGTAGAAGATTACATAGATAGACTTGAAGATGCTGGTACATTAAAGTACGAAGCTCTTAAAGTTAGAAATGAAATAAACAAGCATATTGTTAACAGAGAAATACAACAAAAAGAAGAAGCACAGTTACAAGAACAAGAGAAGCAAAAACAAATAGAAGAAAATAAAATTGCTTTACAAAAAACTATAAAAGAAAGAGAAGATTTTTATGGTTATAATTTAGGTAAAGAACAAAAAAAAGAAGTCTACAAGTATATTACTAGTGGAGACTTCTATAAAGATTTGAGTTCTTCACATGAAGAAGTGTTTGAGCAGGCAATGTTTAAATTGTTCAAAGAACGTGTATTTGCTTTGCAGTCTAAAAAAGGATACGAAGACGGTAAGTCTCAGATTCTTGACAACATCACATCTCCAGACTTAGGTAGAACTTCAAAACCGAGACCTATGAAGTCAAAGAAATTTGATCCTTCGCAGTTCTCAAGATCATAGTCAGGTATGTGTGAAGCCTGGATGAGATGACGCTTAGTCGAAACAAAGTTTCCCTAACAAGTGAAATCAAAAGTAATTCATGCAAGAGATTTTTTTAATTAATTTTTAACTTTTAAATTTTTACTACGATGAAAACATTTTCAGGTGTTTATGGTAAGGATACAGAGCAAAGTAATTCTCTTGTAGATAATCTTTTGAAGTATCCTGAAATTTCAAAAACATTGGTACGTCAGCACCAACGTTATTCTTTAACTTATTTATTGGAGCGAGCTGGCCGTTTCTCTAACGCTAAAGTATTAGCTGATAACTCTTTTGAGTGGAAAGTATTAGGTAGATTGAATAAGCCTTTAGTTTCTCACGGATATTGGGATTTAGACAATAGTGGTGCTTATACTGCTGCTACTAATGATTCCCAGGATGTTGCTGATGCTGCTAACGAAGTATTTTACGTATCTTACAAAGATGATTCTTCTAACGGATATTATGTACTTGTAAATCGTAATGATGTTGTTAGATTTAAAGGTGGTTCTACAGCATTGGTTTTAGATGCTGATGTAACTCCTGGAACATCTCACGGTTTAACTGGCAACTACAAAGTTGTTAAATTTAGATTAATATCTGGTGATGTTAACGGATCTGATGTTTATGCTGATGTTGTAGCTGGTACTATTTCTTCTGCTTTTGCTGAAGCTTCTACTGGTTCTACTGTAGGTCAAACTCAAGTTTATCCTGATACTTACAAAAACTGGTTAACAATTTCTCGTAAGAAGAAAAAAGTAACTGGCTCTCAATTGTCTGATGTAACTTGGATTGAAAACAATGGTCAAGCTTTATGGTACTTTACTGCTGAAGAATTAATGATTCAAGAGTTTATGTATCAATTAGAGCTTTCTCGTTGGTATGGTATTCGTTCTGCTGGTTTGGGTGGCACTGTAACTGCTCCTGGAGCAAACACAGCTTCTACTTTAACTGATGCTGATGGTACTGTTCTTCAAACTGGTGATGGTATCTTAGCTCAAATTGAAGGTTCTAACGATGATACTTACTCTTCATCATTAACCGAAGAAGCTTTAGTTGACTATATGGCAAATCTTTCTAAAAATGCTACTACTGCTGAAGGTATGGAATATGTTGTTATGACTGGAACTGAAGGTCGTAAACAATTCCACAGAGCTATGAAAGATCTTATGGTTGGTAGTCCAATAGCTTCTACTGCTTCAAATGGCCCTGGTGGAGCTACAATATTCGATGCTAAATCTGGTCAAGATGTTGAGTTAGGTGTTAACTTTACTTCTTACCATGCTTTAGGTAACAAAATTACTATGGCTTACTGTCCTGCATTTGATGATCCAAATCTTCATTCTAATGCAAATGAAGGCGGAAAAATGGTATTCTTAGACTTTTCTACTGTAGGTGATGGTTCTAACATTGAACTAGTTGCTAAAGGTGCTGAAGGATATAATAGAAACTACATCCGTAAATATGTACCAGGTATGGTTAATCCTTACGACTTCAATGGAATGATGGCTGCTAATGGCGATGATTCATTTGAATGTCATGTAATGTCTGAGTCAGGAATTATTGTAAGAAACCCACTTTCTTGTGGTATCTTATCTTTAACCTAATAGTCATTAATACTAATTTGGGAGAGGTTAACGCCTCTCTCATCTTAGAACAGGTATTAACAAAAAATTATTTTATTATGAAACACAGAGTTCAATTATTAGTTAAAAATCCAAAAAGATTTGGTTATTTAGGTTTGTCAGATTATAAAGACTCAAAAGGAAAATGGGTTAGATTTTTTGATATAAATGGAGATCATGTAGGTAAATTTGAATTAAGAAATCCAACGGCAGAGTTTGATTATGCGGATGAATATGAAAAAACTGTTGTAGATTTTTTAAAAAATCATCCCTATGCAGGTAAAAGTTATTTTTTACATGATTTAAAAGTAAAAGAAGAAGCAGAAGTAGAACAATTATTATCTTCTGCTGATGCTATTTTAGTAGCCTCTAAAATGGGCATTGCTGAAACAAATGATTTTGCAAGACTTTGCGGAATACCTTTAGACGCTGATCAAGATGTTATAAAAGCTAGACTTATTAAAATGGCTAGTATAAATCCTGATAAGTTTATGGAACTTTATTATAATCCTGAAAAAGATGATTTAATATTTTTAAGAAAAGCATTAGATAAAGGTTTAATTAAGAGAGAAAACGGTGCGTATAAACAAAATCATATTACAATGGGCTTAACAGAAGAAGCTGCTATTGTTTGGTTGAAAGAAAACACTGATATTTATGCGTTATTAAAACAAGAACTTAGAGGTAATGTAACCGTTAAAGTTCAAAGCAGTAAGCAAAATAGTAAAACTAAATCTGAAAAAATCGAAGAATAATGACATTTCAAGAAGCTCACGACTTAATGGACTTGCTGTTAGATAAAGCAGATCAAGCGTATTTTACAACAGCAGAAAAAGATAAGTTTTTATCTATGGCCATTATGCAGTGGTATGATAATGTTATTACAGATTATGGTAACAATCCAGGACAAGGTAATCATGAAGCGTCTAAGTATGTTGTAAAACAAACAAAAAGCTTCAAAGAAGATACAAATGGACAGATAAGAGTTCATAACAATACAAGCAATACAACTCCATATCCATACAATACATATTATGGATTAACATATCCATTATATAGAGTTACTAGCTTGAAAGTTAAAACTAATTCTACAGCTTCTTTTGAATCAGTTGATCCATTGCCTCCTGGTGTTGTTAGTGATACTAGCTCTGATCCATTTAACAAACCAACTTCTACAAATAGAAAGTTTGGTATGTATAGCACAGCATTACAAGTTTATCCTAATAGCGATTTAGTTTCTAATGACGCTAAAATTACAGTTAATTATACAGCAGGAGTTATAACATCTGTTACTATATTAGATGGTGGTTCTGGATACTCTTCTGCACCAACTATTACAGTATTAGATAATACAGCATCATCACCTGCAACTTTAACAGCAGTTTTAACTGGTGGTGTGGTTACATCTGTAACAATTGACGATGGTGGAGCTGGATCAACAAAAAGCTCATCATATGTATTAGTTGAAGAAAGTCCAACATCAGCACAATACTATATGGAGTATTTTAAATATCCTATATTGTCTAATGTTGCAGGCGGTGCTTTTGATTCATCTGCAGTTGATTTTGGAACATCAGACATTCAATTAGGAGCTGGAGCATTAGCTTATGATCCATATAATTGGGATGACACATCTACTGGTGTTACTAACTGGGGTTGTGGCCCTGAAGCTGCTGAAAATATAGTTAAAATAGCAGTTAGAATGATGACAGCAAACATAGAAAGTCCTCTTTATCAAGTGAACACTATTGAAGAGAAACGAAGTGAATAATATTAAAGAGGCTCTTTTTGTTTCTCCTTGTTCGAAAGTAGGTGGATTCACTCATAGTGATGAAGCCTATTTTCATTTAATTTAATAAATTTGCAGTATGGCTACGCTTAATGAAATAGTTTACAATATTAAGAACCTTGCGGAAGGGGGTTCTAGCATAGATTATGATTCAAAAATCTCTAAGTTACAGGTAGAGTTTTTAGTACATAGTTATAGAGCTAATCTTTTATTAAATTACACAAATTCAGGTAGAGCTGTGCATCCTCAGACTTTACAGACGTTAAAGCATACGTCTGCATCTGATAGCGTGACATATATTAGCTTTCCTGCTTTAATTAACTTTTCAAACTTAAAGTCTATAAAAAGCATAAAGCATTATGATGATAGCGCAGCTACAACAGAAAGTGTTAGCCTTATAACACAATCACAAAACACTTACGAGAATAACAATAGATTTGTTAATAGTGTAAAGAAAGCTTACGTTCAAGATGGTAGACTTTATTTAGTTAACTTTAATTTAGATACAGATGACTATTTAGAGGTAACAGCATTGTTTGCTAACCCAACTGAAATTACAACAGCAGAAGGAGCTTTTGATAAAGACTCAACAATGTATCCTTTACCTACTGAGCTAATAAATGCATTAACACAAGAAATATTATCAAAAGAGTATAGAGTTGTTATAGGAACTCCAAGAGACAAGGAAATAGATGGAGAAACACCGACAGAGAAAGTACAAGGACAAGTACGTCAGCGTTAAAGATATTTACAACGCTGTAAAGGGAGACATAAAGAAAATTGGTTATAGTGGTTTTTACAATATAATCAAAACGTTTTTTGAAGAGTTGATACACGAACTCGTTGTTGAGAAAGCAACAGTTACATTGCCAGCTAAGTTTGGTAAAGTCTATATAAAGAAAATGCTACAAAAAAGAGCTTTTCATTATAGATGTAATGTAAATGAATTAGATGAAGAAGGAAACAGAGTTGTGTATAAGGTTCCAATATTAAACGACTATTATTATAAGTTAGTTTGGTTAAGACCTAAAAAATATAAAACAGCTAAAATTATTCCAATGGGATACTTTAAAAAAGCTTTAAATAATGAATTAAACGAAGGTAAAGACTTTTAATTATGAATTTTGTATCTGTAAAAAATGTAATGTCCTCTGTAGCAAGAAATCTTGGTACTGATGTTTCTATACATGAATCTAGTATAATTGAATGGGCTTTTGAAGCAGAAAAATACATAGGTGGATTAAAGTCATTCTTACAAACTGAAAAAGACGTTACAATAACTTCGAATAGAGCTGCTTTGCCTGCTAATATAGTTAAAGTATTAGCTGTTAGTCAAAGTGGTGTAATGCTTGAACCTACGCACTCACACTTTAGAGGTAATGCTGTAGGGGATGATGCTGACACAGATAATATGGTTGCTAGTGGCAGATATTACATACAAGATGGTTACATTAATACTAAAGTCTCAGACGACACTGTAATTACATTATCTGTATTAGAAATACCAACAGACGCAGATGGGCTTCCTAAAATAAATGATGCACATTTAGAAGCTGTAACTGCTTATTGTATGTGGATGATTAAAAATATAGACTATTATAACGGTAAAGTTCCTCAGTATATTATTAAAGACTTAGAGAGAAGATGGTATTACTTGTGTGGTCAAGCTAGAGGTATAGATGGTATGCCAAGCTCACAAGAGCTTTCAGAGATAGGTAAATACTGGAACACTTTAATTCCAATTAAGACTAATAACGGCCTTAAAAATCACTAATAATGGCAAAATCTACTCCAAAAACTTTTCAGGGTGGACTTAACATGGATGTTGATCCAAGATTTCAACCACAAGGAACATATCGTGATGCTCAAAACATTAAAGTAGTAAGTGTAGAAGGATCTTCATTTACTGTAGAAAATATTAAAGGAGCAACATCTAAAATAGATCTAGGAATAGATGATGGCAATATAGTAGGTTATTATTCATTTTCAGATAAACTTGTTTTAATACATGTTGATGGAACAAATACTGCCAGCTCAACTACAAAAATTTATATGTATACATTAAATGATGATGGTACATTTAGTAGTGAAGTTGATGTAAACAATAGTGATACTTATGTTTATTCTGCTAATATGCAGATGACAGAAGAACAACCTGTTAAAATAGTTGGTTTAATAGAAAATAAAGCTATTAGAAGAATATATTGGTCTGATAATATTAATCCAGTCAGATCTATAAATCTTGAATTAGCTCCTTATGCTTTAGATAATTACCCAATTACCACAACTGAAGTGCCTGTATCTAATTTAGACTTACTTCCAAAAGCTAAATTAAATGCACCATATTTGAGTGCTGTAGTTGGTGGTAATCTTAAAGTAGGTGTATATCAATATTGCTATGAGTTGTTTACAACAGATGGTGCTAGTACATCTATATCTCCTCTGTCTGGACTTTATCATACTACAAATCAAACTGGAGATTATAAAAATACATATGGATCTGCTGTTGGTGAAGATTCTTCAATGGGCTTTCAAATTAAAATTAATTCATTAGATACTAATTTTGAAAAAATAGTTTTATATGCTGTATTATATGAAACAAAAGACGGCCCATCAAAAGCATACAAAGTAGGTGAAAAATATATATCAGGTAATACGTCTGCAACATTTTCACATCAGAGATTAGATAATGAATTGCCAATAGAAAAAATATTAGAAGTTTCTAATACGTTTGATGTTGCAAAAGATATAGCTATAAAAGACAATATATTATTTGCTGCTAATACTAAAAAAACAGATGCTTTTATAAGTATTGATGAATTTGACTCTGAGCTTAAAAGATGGAAAAGTGATGGCACTAGCAGAGGGACAAGATTTTTAAGTGGTGGTAGTTATACAAGAACCAATCAAGGCAAAGATAATTATCGTTTTTTACCAGGAGTTTATTATACAAATTATACAAAAAATAATAACACGGCTTCTACTGGATCAACAACGTCTGTAGCTGAATATAATTTATTACAATCAGGTATAGGAGAAGGCACTATATTAGAAGAAACTTTTTCAACAAGTCAAGATGGATTAATTGTAAATATAAATCAAGGTTCAAACTTTATACATGCAGATGCAACTGGATCTGGTTTAGTTTATGACGGTGCTGAATACATTACATATACAATTGTTATAAAAGTAGACACAAATGGTGATGGTACATATGACCAGTGGTGGAATGGAAGTGCATGGCAAGGCTCTTCAACTTCATTTACATATACTGGAGAAAATCCAACTAACTATGTAAACTCACTTGGAGGAGATTACGCATTATTTTATGATAATATAAATATACTTACAACAGCTATTGATGGAGTTGATAAATTATTTGTTGAAATAGAATCTAAATCAATTAATGGTGTTTCTGGAGGTTCTTTTGTAACATCATATACTGTAACTAATAATTGGCTTGGAGACACAACTATAACTGCAAATGGATATTCAAGTGATGGTGAGGTAAATATATCAGTTGAGGAATCTGTAACATTATCAGAAGCAAATGAAATATCTGAATACTCAAGGGTTTTAGGTGCGCAATCACAGGGTTTTACATCAGGAAAAGGTGTAAGAATGACATTTAAAACATATCCTAAAGTTAGCGATGAAGTTGTTGGACAAACAGATGATTTTCCATTTATATCAACAAATGATTCTATTATTAATTTTGATGTAAACAATACAGATAGCACTACATTTATAGCTACTCAATCATCTTCTAATAAAGATCCACAAATGGTTTCTTTAAAAGGCTATAAGCGTGGAGAAATATATAGATTTGGTATTTTATTTTATGACAAAAAAGGTAATCCAACCAATACATTATGGATGGGTGATGTTGAAATGCCAAGAACTTATGATAGAAATTTAGAGTTAATTCAAGTTACTGGTGTTAGATCACCTTATGACCCTACTTTAACTACTGCTTATCAAGCTAGATCTCCTCAATTAAATGGCAGAACAATAGCTGAAGACTATAGACTTGATGTTGTTGATGGTATTGCTGTTCCAGGTTATTGTAGAACTGAAGAATACTATAGAGATGGAGATGTAGCTTTAGGAAATGTTGGAAACACTAACAAAAAAACAAATTGGTTATTCCCATATACAAGAAATAGTTATGCTTCTTCAAGAACATTTAAACATTACACAATGGATTTATGTTGTGTATTTGATTTAAGATTTCCACAATCTGTATTAAATAAAATATCAGGATATAGAATTGTAAGAGCTGAAAGAAGCGAGGAAGACTCTACAATATTACAACAAGGTTTATTTAGAGAAGCTATTTCTACTAATTACAATACAACAAAAAAAGACAATACTGAACTAGCATTACCAGCTTCAGGAATACCACAAGATGAAATTATAGGGAATAGTGTTGATTCAAATAAACTAGCCGTACATGAAGAATCGCAAAAACATTCAGGTAAGTATACGCTAGGAGAAAATATTATTACAGATAACAATACGGAAGTAGGATCACCAGACTCAAATGGAACAAAAACAACTGAAAGTTTTATTTTTGGATCTAATGGTTCACAACAAAATTATTCTGAAAACTCTGGAATAGGACCTATATGGACGTCTGTCCCAAGTTTTGGTATGTTATATTCACCAGATAGTATATTTGGTACTGCGCCATATACATATCAAGATGGAGATGTTGCAAGAGCAATAAGTATTATAAAATTAAAAGATAATACACAATTTGCTACAAATAAAGCTTATAGCTTTAGGTCGCATTATGCTGATACAAAAAGATTTTATGGTAAAAAAACTATAAATTCTTCTGATGGTCAGGATGTTTATGTTGGTAAAACTTATACTGTAGATACGCAATTTCATAGATTAAGTAATGAAACATTAGAGGATGGATCTAATGGAATTAAATTTTACACAGAAACTGATAGTTATGGCAACTATTATAGTGGAGCAGACTTTACAACTTCAAATGATGCTAAAGGTTTATATAATGCAGGATCTGAACTAAATGATGCTAAAGAACTTAATGATGGAGATTCTCACAATCTTGAATCTTCTAGTTTAGACTTTCATAATGTTTCGTTTGGATCTACAAAACCTATAGCAGAAACAAACGCTGATTTAACAATAACAGGAGCTTATCACTCATATGTTAAAAGCTATACCACTATTGGTTATGAAGTAAATAAAAGTATACAAAAAGGTAATAGAGGTATATCAGTTGATGTATCAGATAAAGGAACATTTAGAATACCAAACTTAGATAGAGCTTTAATTGGATCGGATAGACAAATACTTTTTGATGATTCAATGAGAAGTAAAAAATCACCTTATATGATATTAGGTGAAATAGAAAAAAGTTCTTCATATAAAGAGGGGGTATATGGCGGTGTAGAAGATAGCGCTATATATGCAACAAGATATATACAAGCTGGAGACTTTGTTCCAGTTAGAGATTCACATGTACCGACTACAAAGTTTCAATGTAGAGTTGCTGGTGGTGATACATATGTAAGTATATTTTCTCATCAATTAACTATGTCTCATTTTCATCCTGATGGATCAGCAGCAAAAGTAATTACATTCCCTGTTGAATCAAGAACTAATGTTGAAATGAGAAGTGGTCAACATTTAGCTTCAGGTTTTATTAATGCAGGATTTTTCCCAGATGTATTACCTAATAAAAATGATATTCTTTATAATCAAGTATATAGTCAAGAAGCAAACTTAAAAGGTTATTTATCTGTAAATGAAAAGAAAAAACCTAAAGATGAAAACCAACCAATACAAATATCATATAGTAAAACTAAATTATCTGGAGAGTCTGAAGATTCATTTAGACAATTTCCAGCAGCACAGTTTTATGAAATGGATAATGACACTGGTGAAATAAATGGTTTAATAAACTTTAGGGACGATTTATATGTTTTTCAAGACAATGGCTTTGCTAAGTTATTTATTAACTCTAGAACACTTATAGGTGGCCAGGAAGGTATATTACTTGGTAGTGCTAGCACAATTGAAAATCATGCATACATATCTAAACAATATGGAAGTATACATAGAGAAGGTATTTTAGCAACTGATAATGCAATATACTTTATAGATGCCAAAAATTCTAAAATTCATAGATTTACTGGTAGCTTACAAACTATATCTGACAAAGGTATTTCTAAGTTTTTAAATCAAGATATATTTGTTACTAACTCTACGTTAGCCTCTAAAGTAAAAAACAATACATACCCAAGAGTTGAAACATCACAATTAGTATTTGCACAAAATGCAAATGGTGTTAGTATTGGATATGATCAAAATGAAAAACGTGTAATCTTTACATTTGCAAGTTACCATGATTCTCAACAAAACAAAAAATCCATATCATTTAATGAATATATAGACGGTTGGGAAAGTAAATTAGACTTTTGCCCTCCTTTATGGATAATGCATGATGGCAAATTATATTCACATGGTAGACTTCCAGCAGAAATGGGTTCATCTAATGTAAATTGTGATAATGTTTATTTATTTGATTCAGACGCTTCAAATAGAGGTTTAGTTGTAGATCTTCAAAAAGAACAGTTTATAGAAATTGTAATTAATGACGGACCTACTGATAGCAAAAAATTTGATGCTGTTGAAGTTATAGGTGATGTAGACACNTCNGGAACTGTAAACTTAACTGGNGCNGCATTTAGCACAGANAAAGTCTCAGAACAATCTACAACATTTGCTACAGATTTAATACACAAAGTACGTGAAGGCATACTTAGATTCCCACTTAGAGGTAAAACTGCAACAAAAAGATTAGTTGGTAGTTATGCTCTAGTAAAATTGAAAAATAATAATACTACTAAATTTAGTATCTTTGCAATAGTTCCTAAAATCAGAAAATCTTTTAAATAATGGATGATATTGAAAATGAATTACAAAAATTAAGACTAGATCCTGCATTTGCTGACATGACTGATGATCAGATAAGACAAATGTTGTTAAGAAATGTGACGGTTACTGCTGACAATAATTTATCATCTCAATTATCAGGAAATGTAGATTATGGTATGGAGCCATTAAATCCATATATGTCTCCAGTAGAAAATAGATTTGATTTTGGTAATGTAAGTAATATTGCAAATACTGTATCACAAGTTGGAACAGCAGCTAAATCTTTAACTGGAAAATCACTTTTAGGTACTGAAGGATTATTAGGAACTGCTGGATTAAAAGGAGCTTTGAAAGGATTTCTACCACAAGGAACAGCAGCAGCAGGTGGAGCTGGTGGAGCTGGTTTAGCAGCTTTAGCACCTGCATTACCATTTTTAGCTGTTGGTGCATTTGCATTAGCTGATAAAGCAAGAAAAAGAAAAAGAAAAGAAAGACTTGAGGCTCAAGAAATGAAAGAGTATCAAGAAAGAAAATTACAACAAAAGCAAGACTTAATAGAATCTAATAAAGATTACTATGAACTTGCAAATAAATATACAAATACTTACGGAGGTTAATAATGGCTACACCAGGAAAAAATAAAGTTTCTAAAAAAGAAATATATGATTATTTAAATTCATTTGGTCAAATATCAAAAGATAAAGCGTTAGGTATTTTAGCCAATATAAAAGCTGAATCTGATTTTTATTCAGATGCAGTTGAAATAGGTGATGTGGAAAATAAAGGAATAGGTCTGTTTCAATATACTTTTCCTGCAAGAAAAGAAGCTTTTTTGAAAGCCGTTCCAGACTGGGAAACAAATTGGAAAGGTCAAATTGATTTTGCTTTAAGAGAGCCAGAAGCACAAAAGTTTTTAGAATCAGAATTTGATTCACCTGAAGAAGCAACAAAAGCTTTTATGTTAGATTTTGAAAAACCTAAAGATCAATCACCAAAAGCTATTGAAAAAAGAATCAAAAATATTTATACTCCTGATGATATTCCAGAAGCAGATCCAGAAGAAATATTTAAAACATTACAGGAGCAATCTAAAAAAGAAGAAGAAAAAATATTTCCATCAGATGCTCCTTTTCCTACACCAGAACAGCCTTTTTCTCAAACTAAAAAAGATATTCCATATGTTGAGCCTAAAGAAATAAAAGGTTTTGATGTAAAGTCTCCTGAAATTAAAATGGAACCTGCAGAGCTTCCTATTGACTTAAGAGATGATACTAAAACATTAAATGATGAAACTGATGAAACTGATAAAACTGTTGTAGATAATACTTCCAATGTTGAAAAAACTATAAAACAAGGACCTTTAGATGCAATTGGTGGTATAGGTACAGTAGTTTCAGCATTAGTTGGAGCAAAAGCTCTTAGTAAAGCTTCTCAAGATCCTGAAATATTAGCTACGCCAGAATTATCAGACGCATTTAATGCTGAGTTATATCAAATGGAACAGCTTTCAAAACAAGGATTTGCTCCTGAACAGGAAAAAGCTATTAGAAAAGATATTCAAAGTGCTTATGATTTAGGTGTAGAAAATGCAATTAGAGGTACTGCTGGAGATAGGGCTAAGTTTTTAGCTATGACTGGTGCATTAGACACTAGAAGACAGTCTGCTTTATTAGACTTTGCTGCAAAAGATGAAGCAGCTAGACAAGCAAATAGAGATAAATACAGACAAATGTTAAGTTTTAAAGAAACTTATGATAGACAAAATGATATGCAAATAAGAGCTGAAAAAATGCAACAAGCACAATTGCAACAACAAACATCATCTGCATTGGGTGCTGCCGCTATTAAAACTGCATTAGATAATATACAAGGAGCTAAAGCAGACATGATGCAAAGACAATATATAGCCTCATTATCAAATGGTGTTAAAACTGAAAAAGTTGGTCTTTTTGAAAGTCTTGGTTTAGGCAAATTAGAAAACATGTTTAAAAAAAATAATACAGAAGCATAATGGCTGGAATGGGTATAAATACTGCTTTACTTGGTCTTTTTTCATCTGATAGAAAGGCAGCTAAACAAAGAGAGTTAAATATTGCTCAAGCAATGTATAACAAAGAGCAACAAGATTTACAAAAACAATATCAATTTCAAGATCAATTATTTAAATTAGATCAAGCTTATGGTGAAGAAGCTAGTAAAATTGTATATCAACAAGGGAAAGCTAAAAAATTAAAAGGAACATTAGATAATACTTTTGAAGAATTAAAAAAAGGTGCTGCAAGATATGGTGGCGACTATATGAAGTATATGGTTGCTGAGGGTAATGAATTACTTTATAGTGGTATATCAGATTTTAAATCTCAATTAAACTCATTAAAAGTTAATGAAGAAGAGGTTAAGAAGTACAGAAAAGCAACTGATAGTAAAGACACTGTAAATCTTGTTATGCAAAAAGACATACAAGCATTTAACGACTTTGTTAATGAAAAAACATCAGACTTTACATTTAGTGGCTTATTGTCTGAAATAGATATGGGTTATTTAGATGAAACTCAAAAAAATCAAAGAGTTTCTGCTCAAGACATTTTAGACTATGTTGGAAAAGATGGAACTCTAAATAGCAAGGCTATACGTATGAATCTTATTAGAGAAAGAAATATAGCTCCTGAAGATGTAACTAATGATATGCTTTTAGAATATACCAGAACTAAATACATGCCACAAGACATGCCAGTTTACGGTAAAGCAGATATTGAAACATCTTATGGTAACGAGCTAAATACAGTAAATAAACTTGCTCAACAATTAAGCTCTAATCAATCAGACATGTTTAGCGTACCATTTACATCAACCATGAACAATATAATTGATGTAGTATCACAATATGGTATAGATGTTAATAAGAGAGCTTCTGTTAAAAATGGAAAAAGAATTAATTCAAGTTATGCTGTATTTACTGATCCTGAACTAAATGATGCTATTGCTAGTTCTGTATTTAATTCTACATCTACAGGTATTTACAATGAAGTAAAACCTGGATTAATGGTTGGTCCTGATGGAAGTCCTGTTAGAGTTACTAAAAAAGACTTAAAAGAAGAATCTTTTAATAATATATTTAATTATAGCACTGAAGGATCATATGATGAGGATGGATCTTTAATAACTCCAGACGACACATATTGGGAAATATTTGGTGGTGAGTCTAAAAAAATTGACGCTAGATTAAATGGATTTTTCTACGGAGAAAGAATACATTACATTGATGCAAATACTGGTGAGTCTAAATCTGCACTTATTACAGAAAATATGGACCAAGAAAAAGCCGAAGAACTTAGAGCTAATTTTGGAACAATTAGAAGTAAGGAAACTGTTTTATTAGCAGAATTAGAAGAAAAAGATCCATTTAGAAATGACTTTTATTATAAAGTTATAGATATGAATGATGGATTACAAGCATCTATTAATAAATATACAAAAGATAAAGACTTGTCTTCCGTTAAAGAGCAAAACGCTTCTTCAGAAAAAATGTTAGCTTCTAAGAAATTTAAAGAAGAACAAAAACAAAAATCATTAGGATCAATATCTAAATATACTGGCGATAATATTGAAGAGGTTAATAATTTGGCTGTAGATATAAAACCTAATTTATTTGGAGCATTTAATCAATATGGTTTACAAGCAAATATGTTAGGCCCAATAACTGCATTTAACATGTTAAACATTCCAGATGGTACAGACAATGCAAGAGATATATTTACTCAAAGCATAGCTAACTTACCATCTACATTATCACAAAATAGCGAATTATCTAATGCTATAAAGGGTGGTCCAACTACATTTAATTCGTATCTTCGCAAAAACATATTTCAAAGCGCAGATCAATACCAAGAGTATTTAGATTTATCAGCAGGCTGGAACACATTCTTTAAAAATAATAGATAAAGATGGCTAATAATTTTTCTAAAAAACCTCAAGCTACAACTCCACAACAAGCTTTAGACACAACTACACAAAATCAAAATGAGCTTATAGCTCAAATATCACAAAGTATTGCACAAGAAGAAGGTATAACACCTGTTATGCAACCTAGTGGTATTGCTGTAGACAATAGAGACATATTTATGTCTAATGCCGAAAAAACTAAAAGATCTTTAGTTGCAGGTACTGGAGATGTAATGGAACAATTTATAGATTTAACACAATTAGCATACAATTATCTTACACCATTTGCTGCTGCTGAGAGAGCTGTAGGGCTTGACTTTAGTAAAAGTCTATTTGATTGGGTAGAGGAAAATACAGCAGGTAAGCTACAAGATTATGGTGTTAAATACAGAAAAGACGGAGATAAAGATTTTCAGTGGGCTGATTTAGCTACAGCAGACTTTTGGACTACAGACTTTGCAAGACAAATGCCTAATTTATTAACCATGATGGCAGGTGGTGTAGGATTAGCTAAAGGTGCTGGTACATTAATGACAAGAATGGCATCTAAGTCTATTGCTAAGAAAGGAGGGCGTCTAGCTGCAGATATGTTAAAGTCTACATCTAAACAAGCTCAGTTTGGTGGTAAGGGTTTAGGAAAACTTTTTACTAGATCTGAAAAAGGATTAGCTTTAAGTAATACAGGACAAGCTGTATCTGGTCTTGCTGCTGGTGCTGGCATGAACTTAGTAGATGGAGGTATTGTAGCTGGAATGGCATATGATAGAGCTATAGAAGAGTTTGGTAATGATGAAAATGGCAGAAAACTTGCAGGAGAAGTAGCGAGAAATATATTTATAGATAACTCTAAATGGATGGCTGTAGACGCAGTTTCATGGGCATTTACATTTGGAGGTGGTTCAAAACTTTTACTACCTAAAGCTATTCAAAAAATGAATCAAACTAAAGGTGGTTTTGGTAAACGTATTACAAATGTTTTAGCAAATGCTGGAGCTGGTTCTTTAGCTGGAGCAGGTATTGCAGGAGCAGCAACATTTGGTGAAGAAGGAATGGCTGAAGCAGTTGGTAAAGGTGCTTTAGTTGGACTTGGTGCTGGACTTTTGCCTGGTGGAAGAGGTGTAAAAGCTGCTGCTACATTAGCTCCTGAAGGAATAGAAGAAATGTTTCAAGAAACATATCAAGAATGGATCGAAAAGAAAGCATTTAATGAAGCTAGAGGAGAAGAAGAAAAAACACCTACATATTGGGATTTTTATTCATCTGATGAAGCTAGAAGAACAAAAGCAGTTTCTTTAGTTTCAGGTATAGCAGGTGGTATGGTTGGTGGTTACACTAACTTAATTAATGATATAGCTGATAGAAGTTATGAAAACGATCAGCGTATAGATGCTATTACAAGACAAATGAATAGATCAAGTGCAGACACGTCTCAAGAAAAGTCTGACGCTATGAGAGATGCAGTTGCAGAAGCTGTAAAATATGACAATCAAGAGTCTTTAAAAGCATGGATAAATGAAGAAGCCGCACTTGAAGGTGGAGCAATAGATGAAAGATTAAAAGATGAATTATTATCATTGATGGATAATATGACGTCTATTAAAAACAAAATCGGCAAAAATATATCTTTAACAGAATCTCAAGAAAGAGCTTTATTTGATGAAACATCATTAATGGCTATGAGAGAAGATGATTTTAATAATCAAAAATCTATATACGAAGAAAATATAGCTGAGCTAGATGCAGACATAGAAAAAATAAATCAAAGTAACTCTTCTGCAAAGGTTAAGGCTGATGCTATTAAAAATATTGAAGCACAAAAACAAATACAAAACGATACGTTTGCTACATTAGAAAATAATTATAATCTACTACAAGAGGAATCGCAAAATGCTATAAATGAGTTTACAGCAAAAATATTGGCTAAACCAAAAGAAACCAATGTAGATAAAGCAATAAAAGCTGGTAATATAATAAAATCAAGTGTAAACAAGTTATCTAAAGGCATTGTCAAAACTTTTAAGGAATTAAAGGAAGGTTATGTTGCTGGTACTCAAGCTGCACAAGCAGAACAAGAAGTTGATGAAGAAGGCAATATAACAGAAACTGTAAAGCCAGAAGATGAATCTAACAATAAATTTAATACATTTATTAATGAATCTGTAAAAAATGTTAGAAACGACAAAGATATTAATACAGATGGTTTTACAGATGAAGAGCTTTCATTAGCCATATCAAATGCTTTAGCAACAGTTGGTGTTAATAATGAGTCTACAATGGCTGATATAGACGAGGCTAAAAGCGAAAAGATTGAAAAAGAACTACAAAAAGAATTAAATAAAATAGCTGAAGCCAAAACAGAAGAGCCTTCATTTTTTCAAAAAGTTAAAGCTAAAGTTTCAGAAACTGTTGAAACAGTCAAAGAAAAAGTTACACCTAAAAAAGAAGAATTAAAACAAGAAGCTCCAATTGAAGAAGCTCAAGTTGTTGAAGAGGAACCTACAACAGAAGAAGAAGCTAAACCAATAAAAGCCGAGGTTGTTAAAAAGAAAGCTAATCAAAAAGATTTAAGAGTTATTAATAAACTAGAAGCAAGAATTGCTGAACTAGAATCATTAGATACTTTAAACGAGGCACAGCAAGCTGAACTAGTTATATCTAAAAAATCTTTAAATAATATTTTAAATAGAGTTGAAAGATCTAAAGAGGAAACTGCTAAAGCTAAAAAAATAAAAAGAGATGCAAAAGCAGATGCAAAAAGAAAAAATGAATATAAAACTAAATGGTATAGTCCTTTAAGATTATTAGAGCGATCTAAAATAAAAAAAGCTAGAGCAAAAGCTGTAAAAGAATCACTTGATAAATATCAAGAGTACATTAGAAAAAACAAACCTAGCTATATTTATGCTATGAGAGACGCTAAATCTCCTGAGCAATCTATACAAATTGCATCTGATATAGCTACACTATTTGGTAAAGGTACATTAGGATCAGTTGTAGGCGGCGTAATATATGCTAAAAATAATCCAGACTTATATAATACAGTAAAGCATGAGTTTGGACATGTTTTATGGCCATCTATTGAAGGTTTACCAATTAAAGATTCTTTAATTAAATTAATTGTAGAAGATAAAAAAGCTCTTAAAAAGGTAATGGAGACATATCCAGAAAATGTATTGTATGATACTACTGCTGGGCCTATGCTAATAGAAGAAGCAATTAGAAATGTAAATGTCTTAGAGCAAATGTTAGCTCATGATATTACTATTAGAGAAGATGTTATAGCTTTATTTGATAAAATGGCTACAGGCCAAATATATAGTGCTGAGGTAAACTCTATAGTTAATAAAATAAAAGGTTTACAAAGCATTTCTATATCTCCTATGGAAAATCAAGATGTTTTGCATGAAGAGATATTTGCTCAAATGTTAGAGCTTGAAGATGTAACATTAGACAATATAATTACAAAAGATGTTAAGACTACTCAATCTTATAAAAGAAAGACTAAAATTATTCTTGAAAAAATAGAAGCAATAGTTAATAAGTCTAACGATGAGCAAGATGCTGAAATATTAAAATCATTAGATGCTGAATATAGATCTGCTCAAGCTGAAGGTATTAACGCTTTACTTGATGTATATAAAGCACAAGCTGATAAAAGAAAGAAAAAAACAGCACAAGAAAAATCCTCAAGACGTATATTACGAAGAAAAGAAGAAGGTTTTACAGGTGATGTAAATCAAATTACTGAGTCTTATGCTAGAATAAATAAAGAAATAAATAATTCTGTTGCAGAAAATAAAAATCTTTACGATAGATTATATAAAGAAGCTATAGATGAAATTTCAAATCTTAAAAATGCTACACAAGAACAAATAGCACAAATTGTAGAAAGCAAAGCAAAAGAGTTTGCGTTATATGATGAAACCGTATTATCTGCATTCAAAGAAAGTTTAAACTTTGAACAAGCTATTGCTGGTAAATTTCTTGGAGACCTAACAATTGAAGGTGTTTTTGCTGATAATATAATTACACAAAAATTAAAAGAAGCTGACTTAATAAATGAAAAGTCAGAAAGAATGTTAATGAATTTTGAAGGTGACACTGATTTTGATACCGAATCTAATGACAATAGAGGTTTTCAAGAAAGATCGTCTGCCTCTAAGTTTATAACAGCATTTGTATCATTTGTGTTTTCTGAAGAAGGAACCATAAAGTTACAATCAAAAGAACAATTATCAGACTTTAAAGGTAAGTCTCCTGGTAATTTAAGACAACAAATAAGAAGAGATTTTGCAAAAGCAATGTTAGATGGTGGTGATGTTGTATCATTTAATCAATTTTTAGAAAATGTAAAAAACTCTAATTCACCTGAACTAAAAGTATTTAAAGAGTTTATAGACTTGCAATATTTTAATGCTGCACAATCACCATATGGCTCAGAACAATTCTTTACAGGTATTATAAGAAGTATATATCACGAAGTAAGTAGTAATGTTGTAGAAAACAGAGATATACTTTATTATCAAGAAAATGACTCATCATTCAATTTTGCATTTACAATGTCAGAGATGGAAAGTTTTTATACTCAGACATTGTTTAATAATAATCAATTTATTAATAGCGCATTAATTGATACATTAAATGATAATTCAACATTATATGATGTTGTACAAAAATTAAAAGCATTAAATGTTTTAAATCAAAAAGTATATGATTTATATGTAGATGAATATGCAATACAAAATAAAAAGTCTATTGAAATTAATGGTAAAACATATACTATAAAAGAAGGTTTAAAATTATTAACAAAAGAACAACTTATAGCAAATGTTGCATCATCTGTTATTTTAGCAAGTAGAGCTATCAATCAAACTACTTTAGTTCAAATGGCTAAAGAAAATACTATGACAAGTTTGTTAAACAAAACTAGCTCATTGTATGAAAACTTTGATGAAGTTGTAAAAGTATTACAAGATCCAAATAGACCTGCTAATGAAAAAATTAAATTATTAGCTGAGTCTAGTGTATTTTCATATTTAATAGAAAATGGATATACACCAGTATTATCTGCCACATCTGGAGCTGAAGTAACAAAAGAAGAAGGATATAAATTTGGAAGCAGTTACATAAACATGACATCGGAAGAGATGTTCATTAGTGATGTTTTAAGATACATAAATCAAGAAAATGTATATCAAATGCCTATTATGGTGTTTGAAGGAAAATCAAGAAGATATAATGTTACCGTTCCTAAATTTAAGTTTACAGAAGATGAAAGTACATTTATTGAAAAATTAGCTAGCGAAATATCTGAAGCAACATATTCTGATGGAAAAACAAAAGTCTCACAGCTATTTAGAAAGCCAACTGGAACTGGTAGCTTGATAGACAGAATAACTAATAAAAAGGTTTTGAATCAAATGGTTGAAGACCTTAAAAATGAACTTAAAGCCAATCCATATATAATTCAAAATCTTATTTCTAATGGTGTGCTAGGGCCTAATGCTACTACAATTCCTACATCATTATTAAAAGAAATGATAGTTAATAACGCTCTTAATAAGTTTTCTGCACAAAAAACTTTAGTTGCCGAACACTCTCAAAGAGAAGATTCAACAGATTATGTAAAACGTTCTGCAATGGCTATTGCTAGACGTAGACCTATATTTGATGAATTAGAAGTTATAATAACTCCAGATTTATATTATAATCCTAATGCTGAAATAGGTTTACAATATCTTACTAAAGATGAAATAAAAGATCTACCAAACAAAGATGATTATAAAATAGTCGATGATTCACAATCTTGGATATTACCAGAGGATAAAAGATTAGCAGATGAAAATGCTGGTACAGGAAATGAATATGGCTCTGTATTAAAAACTGTATACTCAGGTAGAGATGGTAGAGAAAATGGTTTAGATGGTGTTGGTGACTTATATTTAAAACACAATACAATTGTTTTATCTGATGCAATAGTAGAAGAGGCTATAAAGTCTGGTAGCTTAACATTAGCAAAATTAAGAGCTGCTATGAGATCAAGAAAAAATCATATTCAGAATACTTATTCTAAAAATGTACCTGTTCTTTCTATGTCTGCATCTGCTGTTAAGTCTGATACAAATAATAAATATGTCAAACCTGTTGATATAAGAGATTTAAGAGTTGAAACCTCTGATATTGTTGGCACATTTAATGATGTTAAATATAACGAAAAAGAAATAGAAGCTTTAATTGCTGAAAATATTTCTACTGATGTTTTAAACCTTGATAAATCAAGACCTATAAAACAAACAACATTAGATGAATTTAATGCTCAAATGGATGAGCTTTATACTAAAGACAATATATATATTGGTTTAGATGGATCTAAGTTTGGTGTACAAAATATATTAGAATCCAGACGTAATGAAACAACATCAACAACTCCAATACAATTATTATCTAATTTAATACAAGCATTACCTCAAGGATCAAGAGACGCTGGATTAGAAGTTACAAGAAGATATGCAAGAGCTGTAGAACTAAATTCTCAAGATATTGTTGATAGAGTTAACAAAGAATTAAAAGAATATATAGATCCAGAGTGGGCTGGAAATCCTCTTTCATATTTAGTTGAAACAGGTAAAATTAACTTACCATCAGTTCAAGCTAAATTAATGGAGGTAAGTTCCAAAACAATTGTTCTTGGATCTACAAAATTCAGAAGTCCAGGTGGTATTGCGTTTGAGTCTGCACCAGTTGGAATACAATTAGGAGCTAGAGTCAAAGCTAGTACACTAAAAAATACATATGGATTAGGTACAGAAATATTTGAAAACATGGATGATAATTCTATTGTTTCAGAAATAATATTACCTATGTCTATGAAAGGTAACTTCAAAAGAGGTGATATTGTAACTGCCACACGTGTTCCTGCTGATAAACTTGCAATGACACAAGCATTTGTTGTAAAAGGATTTTTAGATGAAGACGCAGGTCAAACCACAATGATTGCTCCTGCTGTTTCCGCATTGCTAGGTTCTGATAAAGATGGTGACTCTTTATTTATTGATGGTAAATATAAAAATGCTAAAACTAAATCTGAAAAAGCATATAACGATTTTCATAATGGATTAATAAACCTTATTACAAGTTCAGAAATGGATGATGTAATGAGTAAGTCTTTGGAGGGAATTGAAAACTTCTTAGTAGATAGAGAAAATACTCAAAAAAATAATACAGACATATTATCTCCATTATTTGATAAACAATCTGCACAAAACAATGTAGATATTAAAAACATTCTTGGTGTAGCTATTATAGCATTAAGAGACACCAACTATTTATCTCATTATAATGCAAAAATGCTTGGCTCAATATCATTAGAGCAGGGTACTGAAAATATGTTTAAGGATAGCATTTCAGGATCAGAAGTAGATTTTGTAAGTAGACTTGTTAACTTAATACTTGATAACGCTAAGTATCAAAGAGTATTTAATATAGGTATTAATAGTGTTGTAGTACAAGATGCTATTATTCTTTCAAGACTTGGTTTTGATGAGTCTACTGTCTTAGACTTTTTAAATCAACCTGAAGTATTAAGAATGTATAAATACTCTAATAGATCATATGTTCTAAGATCTATAGATCCTAAACATGGACATTATGATCCAGCATTTTTAAGTTGGCTTGAGGGTAAACACGGTGTTGATGCTTATAATTGGATAGAAGATAATTATAACAATGTTGCAAGTGAATTACAAGAATATTATACTGAAGTAAAACCATTTCATAAAACTGAAGACTTTAAAAAAGGACTTGCAAAAGATAAACTTGTAAATAGATTGAAAGGTAAAAAATCAGATTTATATTCTGGTGTAAGCTCTAATAAAATTAAACAAACTAATTTATCTATTATTAGAATGATTAGTGATATAAAAGCTGATATATCTCCTTTTAGTGATATATTAAATGTATATAATACTAACCCACAAAGTTTGTTAGAAATATTATCAAGACTTCAAAATTATAATACATCTAATGAGATGCCACTTGGCGTTGTATTACCAGATGAATTAAAGAATGATCCTATATTGCTAAATAGAATAGCTGCTTTAGAAAAATTACAAGCTCAATATATAGAATCTAATTCATTTTCTAACGAATCTATTGCAAAAATATTTACTGCATTTTCTAAAATATTCAGATTTGACAAAGGTTATAAATCTAAAAAAATGTCAAATTTTGTAGAAAATCAAATAATGGATAAAGCTTTATCTTCTGTTTTAAATACTAATGCTAATGAAGAGTTATTACAAAGTATATCAAAAGGTCTTGAGGACTTTAAAACATTATTAGATTTAGATTCTGTATTTGCACAAGTAGTAACTATTAAAGATGGTAGTATATTTATAGATACATCATTTGTATCGAGAGAGTCTGATCAAAATATATTAAGTGCTTTTAGAGATATAATATCTGAAGAAATTAAAGGCAAGACTATTAAAACAACTGCTGGTGAAATGTCAATTACAGAAGCATTACTTACATATGAATATAATAGAACTAATAAACTAGGTGAAAAATCAAGACTTAGAACAAGTGATCTATTAATATCATTACTTGATCAAGACTTTGTTAAGTCTGTAAATGATGCTTTAAATAAAAATAATATTACAGCACAGTCTAAAATATCAAGAGAAGATGTAATGAACATTGCAGAACAAAATAAATCTTCTGTAATTCAATTATATCAATCTGAAATTAACGATAACAAAGAAAATACTATATATCTTAAAAATAATATACCAACTATAGATTATAATAGATTTACCAAAAGCGTAAGACCTATAGCTTCAGCTTTATTTGATGCTGTTAAAAGAGAAAATGGTAGTATAGCTGAGTTTAGACTTAGTGAAGAAAAGATAAAAGCATTGTTAGAAGATGGGGTTGATATAATACCAATAGTTATAAATAACGAAATGCATTATATTGACTTAAAAACTATTACTACAAATCCTGAAGGATCAATAAAAAAAAAGAATAGTTTAATAAAAGAAGATAATACTGCTAACGAAGCTGCTAGACTTATTGCAGAAAGCAAAGAAAAAAACTTTAGAAATAATAGACCTGAACGTAGAAAACAAATAAGCGATACTGCTTTATCTACTTTTAATCCTAATATTACCATAGAAGAATATGCTAGAGCTATTGGTGTAGATGTTGCTTTGCTTCAAAATAACAGCGTAAATGCCGAAATTAAAAAGCAATTAAACAAAATGAAAGCTTCTAAAGGCGTAATAGATAAGTTTTTAACTGATATATTCCCTAATCTAAATACATTGTCTAAAGATGAGCTAATGACTTTAGCGACAGACATTGCCAATGATACAGATATAGAACAATTAGGTAAAAATGCTATGACTAAAGAAATAGGTATAGCTTTAGCTCAAATAGCAAGAGATGAACAAATAGCATTAAATCCTGAAGGATATGATAATGCAAATGGAAAAGACATTTCTTTTTTAAAGAAGTGGTTAATGTCTAATGACGTAGATACTAATAATCCTGATGTTCAGGCTATGACTAGGATTATAGAAAAAGAATATTTCTTATACACTCAAGAATATAACAAAGAAGCTAGACCTATAAAAGAATTAGCTAAAAAGTTAAAGTCGCAAGCAAGAAAAAAATTAGGTGTTATAGAATATGTTAGACTTTGGGCTACTGGTCAACTTAATGAAGTCATTTATCAAAATATATATACTAAAAGAATAATAGATGGTGAAGAATACATTGTATTAAAATCTGATACAACTGGCATGAATAAAGCTGAGAAAGACTTTTATAATGAGTTTAATAGACTTATGTCCATTCACACTGAAAATTACAATGGAGAAATACCTTATCAAGCTATAAATAAAAATGAAGCATTTAATAAACAAGGTATTTATGGATTATATCTTTCTAGTGAAGGCATGGAGTCTCATTTAAATTCTGTTCCTGTTTATGGTTTTAATCCTTTGAGCAAACGTAGAGAAAAGAAAACATTTTTAGAGTGGAAAGAATTATATGCTAATCCTGATGTAAAATCTTCATTTAAAGGATTGCAAGACTTTAGAAAAATTAAATCTACAGCTATTGAATTAGCTAAAAAAGGATTTGATGAAGACGGTACACAAATTCAATTTGATCAAAGTTATTTAAGAAATCTTGTGGGAGATAGTCAAACATCTGGTTATGTTACTATGAAACAAATTAACATGAAACAATTTGGCTCAAAAGACCTTGAATCAATAGCTTTACAAACGCTTAGAAGCACTATTTTTAAACATGGTACTAAGAATATAGGTGGAAAATTTGAAGGCTTTGACAAGCTTGGTGTCTTAATAGATGGTATTATTGAATATAATGAAGATAACCCTAACATGAAAGAATGGGTTGAAACAATATATAAAGGATACATTAAAGAAGGTAAAACACCAAAAGGTAAGTTAGGTAAATTTGGTAAAGCATTAGATGCTTTTGTTTTATTTACTACTTTAAAAATATTAGGCCCTTGGAATATAGCAATACCATTAAGTAATATAGCTATAGGAAAGTATCAACAGATACGAGCTACTGGTATGAAGCAGTTTTTAAAAGGTGAAGCTAGATTTATAAAACCTGGTAATTATAGAAAGAACGCTGCTATCATTAGAAATTATGTTGGTTTTGATTTATCTATGTATGAATCATTTTACACTATGAAAGAAAAAACTCCATTTGATCAAATAGCAGACTTAATTATGTTACCTATGGAGCAGTCTGAAAAATATATACAAGGCGCTGCGTTTTTAAGTTATTTATCAGATGAAGAATATAATAATATATCTGTTGATGAATTTGGACGTATTTCATTTAAAGATGAATCACTTGCTCTTAGTGAAGACAAAATTGCTCAAATATTAGAAGATGTAAAAAAAGAGCAAGGAAAAGGATACAATGTAACAAATCAAAGACTTACAGGTATGTATGCTACAACAAGACTTTTATTCCAATTTAAAAAATACTTACCAACTTTAGTTGTAGAAAGATTTGGAAAAGAAAGAATTGATAGATTTGGTAGAAATGTAATTGGTAGTAATACTGCCGCAGCTAAAATATTTAAAGAATACTTACAAGGTAATCTGTCTCTTGCAGACTTAAAGTCTCAACCAGAGCATATTAAGTATTCATTGAAGAAGTTTAGAAATGGTATTTTCTTGAGTTTGGCCATTGCTGCATTAGCAGGATGGGACGATGAAGATGATTGGATGGATAAATTATCAAGAGACACCAGACTTCTATACGACACAGAGAAATATAAATACAGACTCGTTCCTTCAGCTTACTGGAACATAAAGTCTATAATCGGATAAAAATTCATAAATTTGTAACAAATATAAAATTCTATTAAAATGGCTAATATTAACGATCACTACAATGCATCATTTGGTAAGT